GGGGAATTTAAAGTCAAGTTAACCTCGTCAATCCGAGCCAATTTCGGAAAAATTGCGTGGAAAAATAGGCTTGAAGTTCTGATTTCGAACCGAGCGGAGCCGTCACATTCAAACTGAGACACTACCCCTAAGACTGTGCGCATCACGGTCCGGGGTCCTCGCCGGGAAGAGACCTTGCCCCATCGCCTCACTTCACCTTGAGATTTTCGGCCGACGTCTTGCCCCTGCTTTCAACCTCTTCGTATTCGACCTTCTGGCCCTCGTTGAGGGTCGACAGACCGGCCTTCTCGACCGACTGCGCACGCCCTTGAGCTAGTCGACGGCACAGGATATCGCCAAGAGGGGGGTTTCGCCCGACCGGGCGAAACCCCCCCTCGAGATATGGACGAAGACAGTCCTTGCCGCCCCCTTGCGGCTGAATGAACCCATAGCCCTTGGTGGGGAACCACTTCACGGTACCTGTAGCCATTTTCGCCTCGCTTCAAGACCACCGCGTGCTGCCATCCGTCGTCGTCGTGGTCCGAGGTCCTATCAAGCGTTGCCTTCAAGGACACCGACCGGCGTGCCGGGTGGCACATACTCTGCAAACAGGGAGCGGGAGAGACCTTTGTTGGCAAGAGCTACCCCGGTGATGTCATAAAAATATAGCCCCACAGTGTCGGCGGTAAAATGGGCGACGCAACCGGGCTCGGCGAGACGCTGCAGAGCCATCGCCACCGCGTTGCCTAACGAATCTGGCGCCGCGAAAGTCAGCGGGAGTTTTTCCTCAAGGTGAGGCGGCAACTTGGTCACCCGGATATGTGTGAACAGCCAATCGGGCGAGTGCTTGTGGGAGAAAATCTCATCTGTCGTCCATTGAACATCGGGCCATAAGTCTTCGACGAGCTTGCGACCCTTGACGTTCGCCGAAATCATAACGACCCGCTCGATCTTGGCTTCGACCTAAATGTCACAGATCGAATCGATTTGTACTGTTTTGCGCTTCTTCCGCGCACCGCCGCGCACCGCCGCTCTATGTCTGTTCATCAGTGCTTCGCCCGCTGGACCCGGTTTTCACGCTCATGCCGCCATCCGGTCATCCGATCAGTCCACGCCGAATTACCTAGGGCGTCGCCGGCGTTCTTCGTGCAGCGGTTCATGCGGCCGGAGCCCCGATGCTTGGCCCGCTCTGCAGCCCCCTCTCGTTGGTGAGGATTAACTCAGACGTGGTGCCCTCTTTATCGTTCTGCATGCAGCGCGCGCCTTTGAGCTTCAGGCCGATAGTGCCGGGATAGAGCGACGGCGAATTGAGCGAGATGGTGCTCCGCAGTTTGCTATCGTTCAGCCAACACTGGCCGTCCTGGGCAAACCAACCTTGAACGGTGACGCTGACCTCGAGCTGGTCGATGTTCATCAGCTCGACTTCATGCTGCGCGCGCAAGTTCAGGATCGCCGGCGTGCACGGCAGATCGGCAATGCACGTCCCCTGCCGCGCCACCGGGCCGCTTGGATAACCGGGATTTGCCACCGTGGCCTTGATCTGCGAGACGTCGAACCCGGCTTGGTTGGTTGGGCTGCCACCGACATTCTGGCCAAGCCCGTTGACGACAGCATCGGCATATTGATCGTCGGCATTAAAGCGCGCCGAGAGGATATTGCCTCCCTCGGTGAGCGTCGCGCCCGACGAGCTGCCGCCGCTGAAGCTGCCGAAATAGAGATTGCCGTTGGCGTCGTCCCAGGCATGCACGTTGCAGTGCCGGGCCAGCCGCTGCATGAAGGTCATGATGGTTTCCCCGGGCTGCTCCGACACCCGCGGGAAAGTCACGTTGTTGGCGAGCACCGAGACGTTGAGCCCGATCGGGCCACAGACGGCGCTGCACATCTGCTGCATCGTCTGATTGAGATATTGCCCCGGCGTGTTTCGCACCGTGGCGGTGACGGCGTCTTGCGTACGTGAGGCGGCCAGGAACTGCACGCCGCGGTTCTTGGCGTCATAGGCCGCCTGCCGCACGGTGATGAAGCCGGAGAACACCTGCTGACCACCCAGCGTCGCAGACACCTTGTTGCCGAGCATGAACTGCGGGCCGACGATGGCACCGTTGACCATCGGCTCGACGCCGGAGAATTTCAGATAACTGACCGGCTGGGTGACCATCCGAGAGACTTCGATCGACTTCCAGGTCGTGAAGGCGCCGGCGGGACCGGAGACAGTCGCGACTTCGTGCGTGCTGAAGCCCATTCAAGCAATCTCCTCTTCACTGAAATGCGACAGGTTGCTCAGGTCGCGCGCGGATCAGCCGATAGACGGCAGGGCGCACTCATCGCCCTGCCGTCATCATTTGCCGATCAGGTTCGTCATCCCGATCAGCTCTCGCGGCGCTTGCAAGCCTTGACCCGCCCAGTGACCTTTTTTAGCGCGCTCGATCCGGGAGGCTTGCTGATCGTTGTAGGACGGCGCCGGGCGCCCGCAATGACGACTGACCGCGCGCACTAAACAAAAAAATGCCGCCAGGCCGGAGAGGAGTCGCCGGCGTGGCGCCGCACGCGCCTCGAGCGTCGCTGTCCGCTCGAATCGCGATCTTATCATCGCTCGATCTCGGTCTCGAGCCTGACGCTGGGTCGCGGGCCAGGCGGTCCAAACCTTCCGGCGACTGGCGTCAAAAGCTGACCCTTGAGAACGCGCCGCCAAGCTTCAGTTGCCGGTCGGCCCCCGAACGTAGCGAGCCCAAAGGCCCAGGCGTTGCCGTATTCATCCCGCTGCACAAAGCTGACGTCGCCGGCGCCAATCACGGCAGCAAGAAATGCGATGCCGTCGATTTGTTGGCTACCGTGTAGCCACCGATTTGTTTCATCCACCCACCAACTTAGAGCGTGTTTGCTATCGACGTTCTCGGTCCGACGCAGATGAGAGACGCGTTCGAATGCCGCGCAAAATTCCCGAAAAAACCCGGCCTCATCTTGGTCGGCAAATCGAGGATTCGAGCGCGGCCGGAGCTGGGGATAGGCATCGCGCACGGCTGAAAGAATGCGCCGGTACTCAGCTTCGGTTGGCAGAACGATCGGACTGGTTTCGATCGGGTGCGTTATGCTAAGCTTCGGCTCGACCAACTTCGTAGGCGCCACATCACGGGCGACAGGTTCGACCAGGCCGGCGTTGATCTTGAGCACAGCGACCTCGGCTTCGAGCGCATCCAATCTCGCCAGAATCAACTCTTCGTTTTTCATTTTGCTTCAATCCTTCCCGAAATGGATTGCGCCGCGTCCTCAGATCTCGCCGCGTCTCTTGCGGCCGGCGTAAACAATTTGCTCCGCGAGATTTGGAGAGGGACGCGCATCGCTGGCGCCGATGTCCGGCTGGTTGATGCCGGCCATCCGATCGCGGAGCCCGTCGCCGCCGGCGCTGGCCGAGAGGTCTTTGGTCATTCTGGTCAGCGTCTTGATTGCCGCATGTCTCGGCATCGATGTGTCGCACGCGAAACCCAGCGCGACGGCAGGGAATTGTTGACCGGCTGGCGAAGTCACGATCGCTCGGATGCGAGCCTTTTCACGAGCACGGGCCGCGCGCGCGTCGGGCTTGTCCTCGTCTTTTTCATCCTCTTTGTCCTCGGCCTTCTTTTTTGCTTTTTTCTTCTTCTTTGTCTCGTCGTCGTCGCCTGTCTCGTCCTCGTCCTCCGTCTCGTCCTCTTCGTCGACGACGACGTCGTCATTTTCGTCGACCTCATCCTTCGACTTAGCCCGGGCGAAATGCGAAAACGGTGATCGGCCCCCGGTGGGAACGGAAGTTGTCATTTCAAAAGTTTCCTTTTTTCTTTGGCTGAGCCAGGTTCGGAAAAACATCATTGATCGCCTTTGAGTGTGCCCGATCCCTCCGCTAGGGGAATCGTCGCATTCAGGTTTACTTTGACATCGCCGAACCGCGTGAACCCATTGGTGGTGGCGAGAATGCGCGACTTTCCGGACTTCGAAGGTCGCGCGTTCTCGCGTGCGATCGCGGATACGTCGATTTCCAGTATCAGCTTGTCGCCTTTGATTTCACCGGTAAACATTTTTAGATTTTCTCCCCGCGGCGCTTAGCACCGGCCTGGACAATGGCAGCCGCCGTCATTTTCGTTGGGGAGTCGTCGTCAAGCTGCAGATCCGTCAATGGCGACTTTGAGCCGCTCGACATTGCCGCCCGAGCTGCTTTAAGCGCGTCGAGAATTTCAGTCCGCCCGCGATCACAGCCCTTACGCTCGGCTTCCTCGACCCACTTTTCGGCCGTTGTGCGCCAGACAAAAAGCGACCCGGAAAACAGACCAGCTGTAGGCAAACCGTGGCGCTCTGCCGTGTTGCTCATATTTTGCCGCACCTTGACGAGAGCCTGCTCGGCGGCAGCAAGTTCGGTGCGTCGATATTTGAGAAAATCCGTTTCGTCTGTCATTGTCGTTCTTTTGTTGCCCTACAGCTTGTCGACGATTCGCCCAGGTGTGAAAAGAGTGTGAATCTTCACACCTTCACACCCACCTGGCGAAGCGAGTTCGCGTCAAAAAACAGTTGCGTGCGCGGGCCACTGGGCTGACGCCACCTCACGCCCTTTTTCTTTTTCAGGTTGTGAATTGCCGTGTAGGAGAGCCCCGTCTTTTCCATGATTTGCCAAATGGCCATCTCTCGCGGTCGAGGAGCGCCGTCTTCCAAAGCCCGCTTGTCGCCCCGGCCCTGCTCCCGTTTCGTAAGTTCGGCGAGCACTATTTCGGCAAGCTCACCAGCAAGCTCAGCAGCAAGCTCAGCAGATTGCGCCTTCCGATGATGCGCGAGCAGATCGGCAATCGCCGAAAGAAATCTCTCATCGCGTTTTGTTAGATCAATCTCGTCGACCCTCCTGAGGACGGCTGCCTCGAGCTTTTCGACCCGTTCAGCCAGGGTCGGCCGCTCACCAAATCGTCGCGGCTCAGTCGCGGTTGGCAGCGTCGGTTTGTGTGTGGTTCGATCGCGCATCACCTTGGCAACATGTCTGCGAGTGAACGTTTCGGCTTTGCTGGCTCTGCCGTTCGCGCTCGCCGTTCGGTAAAATTGATGCGCAGCGAATGGCGTGCGGCAAAGGCATAGACGGTGCAGTCGAGTGCCTCGACCCGCTGGCCGGCTCGGCGCGGGCGGAACTCGATGACGGCGCGGTTGTGGACGTAGCGCACCGCACGGCGTTCACCAACGACCTGGTCGAACCATTCCTCCGGCAAATCGCGTGATAAGCGGATCGCACCAGGCATCGGCTGTTTCTCTTCGTTGAACGCCGGCAACGGCAATCGTTGCAGGAATTCCGTCTTCAACTGATCGATGCCGACGATCACCAGGCGCACGGCGCTCTTGCGACGCTTGCTCGGTTCCCAGATCCGCCGCGCCCCACCACGCCCGACGATCGCGTAGATACGCCGAGAAAATCTCGGCCCGCAAAAATCGTAAACTGCCTGGGTGTTGTGGCCACCACTGTCGATCGCGACCGCATCGATGCCGATCCGCCAGCCGTTGGGATGCAGCCAGGTCGAGCGCAATATCGCATCGAGTTCGGCTTGCGTCGTCGCATCGTTTGGGCTGCCCCAAACGACGAAAGCGCCGAGTGCAAAGGCCTGGGTTTCGTTCCAGCCCCAGATCGTGACTTCGAAACGATCCGGCTGCGTATCGACGCCGGCCGTAAGCGCGAACACGTCGGCAGGAAAGCGGCCATCCTTCAGGCCGAAATCCTCGACCCGCGCCGCCAGCCCTTCAGGTTCGACGTCATCGATCGTTTGCTTCCAAACCCTCCCAAGCGTGGTGTTGACGAACACCTGCATCTCGGCAGGGCCGGAGCGTTTGGCGCGCAGAAATTCGCCAACCAGTTTCGACCAGCGCGCGTTCGCCAGCGGCGAAATCAGCGTGTTGAGCCGGAAGCCGGCATGGCCGAGCACATCGGGCCGTTGACGCAGCCACCCGCGTTCGGCGCCGGCGGCCACCATCGAGGTCTTGAAGCGCTCCTCGATCAATTCATTGCAGTGCGGACAGGCGCAAGCTGCCTTATCTGGATCGTCCGCCGGCCAGACGATGTGCTCCCACATCATCTCGAAGAATGACCCGCAATGCGGGCACGGAACTTCGAAAATACGTTGATCGGATTCCAGATAGGCCCGACTGATCGACGACGACAATTCATCGGTCGGCGTCGAGCCGCGGACGATCTTGCGATCGGGATGCGCCAGCGTGCGTTTCTCGGCCAACATGACCGGATCACCTTCACTGGTGACCTCCATGCCGTCTTCTTCGTCGACGAACAGTTTCTTGGCGTCATGGCGCCGCAGATTGCGCGGCGAACGTGCGGCAAGGATTTTCAGCGAACCACCGCCGATGATCGATTTGACCGTTAGCGTATTGCGACCATCGATCCGGCCATGTCGCAACAAATCGCTCAACGCTGGCGATTGATCGAAGGCCGGCTCGATCTCGTCGACCGCGATGCCGCGCGCATCATCGTCGGTCGGCACCAAAAGGATCATCGAACAGGGATCCGTTTCGGCCGTGGCGGCGATCGCGGCAACAAGACATTTGGTGAAACCGACCCGGGTCGGCTTAATGAGGGTCACCCGTTCAATCGTCGGGTCGCCGATGGCGTCGAGAATTTCTCGCTGAAACGGCCACAGCCGGAAACGGCCAGGTCGCGCCGAGGAACCATCGGCCAGGACGAAATTATGTTCCGCCCATTCAGACAGCGTGAGTTTCGGCGGTGGGCGCAACAACGCCAGGACCTCGCGAACGAGGTTAGTCATTTGTTGGGAGGTCATGATCTCCACCAGTTTGATCGTTCATATCAAAGCCACGCCCCCGCGCTGCGTCCTCCAATTCATCCCGGCATATTCTCTCGATCACGCCGCGATTGAATGTGGACAACGTCGGCACCTCGAAGGCGATCTTCCCGGGCAACGCCAGCACGAATTGCCGGATGCCGCGCATGATGCGACCCCAGGTCTCGCGGACCTCATCCACGGTCACGAGCTCGCCTGCCTCTTTTTGCAGGCGCAGGCGAATGAGTTGAGTATTCACCTGCTTCAACTCGACGCCGGCCGCGACGCTGTCCGTCGTGCCATCCTGGCCGGTCCGTCCAGCACTTTGCTCTCGGTAGTAGCGGATGGCGTTGCGAATCGACGTTTTCTCATCGAATCGACCACTCCCGAGGCGAACGATTATGCCCTTCGCGGCCAGTTTTTGAATTGTCCGCGGCGTGCAATCGAGCAACCAGCTGATGGAGGGAAGGTCGATTTCGCCTTTCTGCAGCGCCGGCGGCGGCGGTACGTCGATCTCAAATTTTCCGGCCGCGCTCTCTCGAACAAGATCAGGGTCGAGGCCGGCTTTCCTCGCGGCTTTCCTCGCGTTCGCTTTCGTTGAATAGGTCTTCTTCACCAGCCGGAATCCTGCGCGCGAATCCCCCACATCAATCGCAAAAATGTTTTTTGTTGATGCAGGTGAAGTTGTTGCAACGATTCTAGAATTTTGATGCGAGAGATCAGATTCCAGCGAAGGCGAATCCCTTGGCACGTTAAAAACTTGAGTGATATCAAACGCTCGCGCGATCCCCGTAGTTGTTGACCCTCCTGGAAGGACACTAAGTATTTGATATTGCTAGTGTTTTTAATTTTGGGGGTTGCGTCCCTTGGGCCGAAGCGAACTCTCATTGCGCGCCTCCCGCCTTGATCCGCATTGTAGCGAGGGTCAGGTCGTTGAGCTTGTCCGCCCGTCCTTGCGCCGTGAGCTCATCTCGATCGGCGTCTGACAACTGTCCTAGAAGCAGCCAACCTCTTGCAACGTCGCCGTCGCCTAGGAGTTGCGCAATGCGATGCTGAATGGCCTCAGCGCCTTCGATGATCGTGCGCTTACCGTTGCGGCTCAGCGAATGTCCGTTGATGGAGCGGGACTTCGTTCGCTCGACTTCGAAGGGTAGCTCGTCGTCGGCTACCTGCAGCGTTTCGGCTTGCTCTGATGGGGGAGGATAGGTAGGGGTTTTGTTTAACTCAGTTTTAGATGAATCATTCTTATTACCGTTGCGGGTTTTCCGTTGACGGGAACCCCGCAGCGGGAAACCCGACAACGGAGGGGGAGCCGTCGAGATCGGAACGTCGCGGCAGATGTAGTGGTATGCCGCAAACTGATTGTCGTCGTCGCGCGGCTGCTCGTCATCACGTTCGAGATAACCGGCCCGGATCAACTCGCGCAGGATGCGCTGAAGCTTATCCCTGCCAATGCCAAGCTCCTTGTGAAGATGGCCGTGCCT